CCACTTATCAAACCTGCAGAATCTGTCATACAGAGTGAACAATAACCTATTTTCTTTTGCAAATGCTATCAGTTCCTGTGATAGCTGTCTCACAAATGGTACCCTGCCGTGATACTCGTTAAATAATTCTTTAGCCTGTCGCTGGTCCAGACCCAACTCTCTCTGTAGCTTGATCTTACCCATGCCATAGAACAGACCTAGGTTGATCGTTTTTGCCTGTTTCCTGGAGATATTAGCCATGTCAGCAACGATCTGATGGAAATCAGCGTCATCCCTATCAAACTCGTCCTGAAGGCTCTCCGTGCCTGGTAGGCCTAGTTTTATGGCGTAATGCACCACAATACGTGGTTCCTGTTGAGAATAGTCGAAGCTACCCCATTTACAGCCATCTTCTGGTATGAATAGCTCTCTCATCTTACCACCGATATAGCCCTTTGATGGTATCTGTTGCAGGTTAGGATTAGACATACTGAATCTACCTGTGACCGTACCACCTGAATCTGATCTTATCTGATTTATATCTGCATGTATTCTACCATCATGCACGTATTCTAATAGTCCATCTATAAAAGTATTGACCGCCTTGTCATACTCTCTTGCCTTTGCGATCATACGTAGACATTTATTGTTGTGTGTTCTTAGATAATCCTTCGGTAGTTGTGGCATCTTAGATTTAGGAGTGACCTTGTAATCTTTAATGCAAAGATGATCTAATAATTTTTTGATTGATGCTGCAGCCCAGATGTCAACTTTGATTGTCGTTATACTTTCTATCGCTTTTATTATCTGATCTCTACGTTTCTTGAGATGTCTTCCAAATAGGATTGCTTTTGCGACATCTATTCTAACGCCTTTGAATTTCATGTCAACCAAACATAAAAATAATTTTGTTTCTAATTCAAATATTTGTCTACAAGTTTTTTGTTCTCCGTCTTCTTTAGTATATAATACTTCGTCAATTTTTTTATTAAAAAGATTCCATAACTTATAGGTTAGATTTACATCTTGCTTTGCATATTCTTTTACAATCGATGAAGGAAGTTTATGCATGTTAGTCATCGGGTCCTTTACTGTACCACCAGACCATTCTAAAGTTTTCTGTTGTAGATCGTATTTGTATTTCTCTTCGTTAAGATAATCTTTTGATAATGCATCGAGTGAGTATCTAAATCTATTCTCATCGATAACAGATGCTGCTATCATTGTGTCAACGATTCTACCCTTGATCATCATACCTGTTACCGCTCTGATCCAACAGACATCGTACATTGCATTGTGAAATACTTTTGTGATATTTTCGTTTTGAAAAATCCTATCGTTAAGAACACTCCAGATCTATAAATATATCAGAGTGACGTAATGGAAAGTATGCAGTCTCTTTTCCTGTAGCAACTGCAACACCACATATGAAACCATCATTACGTATCGCACCTAAACCTTTTGTTTTAAGATTAGGATCATATGTTTCTATATCGACCGCAACTGTATCTACATCTTTTAGATCTAGATCTTCTGGTGAATTACACATTATAATCTCTCTCCAATATCATTTCTAAATAGTGTATCGCTTTCTTGATGTCTTCTTCTTTTCCCTTCGAAGAATGCCTGCATATATACTTAATAGCATTTCCCTCCGCAAAAAGCAATTTATTCTCGTTTATAAACTCTGCCGGTTGAATCTTAAATTTTTTGTAATGATTCCCGCCATGCTGTTTGTCTAATGATGTGTATCCTGTTCCTTTAAATATACTTTTATCTGTCATCTTACTCCTAACGTGTATTTACCTTGTGACGCCACAGTCCAACAATCAAACTTGCCCCTGCTGTATGCAACATATTTTAATCTGAGTTGTGTAAAATAATCCTCTTGTCTTGTGGCTGTCAGATCAACAACAACATTATCAAACGTCAAACCTTTTACGGTATGTATGTTTGCATATTTTACTCTCACCTCTCCATCATCAAAACCCTTGTTTAGAATCTTTCTAATGTAGATAAGTCTACTTTCGTAGTCTTCTTTCTTACCTCTTTGTTTTCTGATTATAGAAAAATCTCTCTCTTTCCCTGCATCTTCTTTCAAATAATTATGATATATCATGTAGTCCATCGTATATTCTCTGTCCACCCAATCTTCAAACTTCTCTTCACCTCTACCTCTGACTATGACTTTACTACCTGCATACTCCCAAAAATCTCTTATCTGTTTCAATGGCATCGGCGTACCCTTACAGAAGTCTGGCCATAGTTTGTGACATCTTAATTCTTTTTTTGGTACGTGGGCCGTGTTTCCTACATGTGCAAACTCTATTCCATGTTGTCTGAAAAATTTTTTGACCCATGAATCTGATGGTGTGCCACGATAAGTAAATAAAAAAGTCTCATCAGTGTGTTTTATTTTTTCTAACAAAGCAGTCATAGCACTACATCTTTTATCTAGGCTCGGTAGATAATAATGATTACCGGTCACATCTGTTGATCTCCAAGTCCTCTCGTACCCGTAATGCTCCCATATTGGTTTGATAATTCTTTTACAAAGATTGTTTATTGTTTTGCCACATCTGTGTCCCTGATCTAATTGCTCTGCATCTCTTGATAACCTGTGATAATAATCTGCATCCGATCCTGCAAATTCAAAGATAGTCTGATCGGCATCACCAACAAAATAATACTCCTTTGCTTTTGTTGCCATCTTATTCAAAGCTTCTCTCTGTGGCACGTTACTATCCTGCGCCTCATCAACTATCAATGCATCTATGTCTGGCTCGATAGCCTTGTCGATAAATTCCTGTATCATATCCGCATAGTCACATACGTGATTGTCATTTTTATATTGTGCGTATGGGATCTCCATCTGTTCGATGGAGTTTAAACTATATGGTTTGTATGCATTCTTATCGCATGTCTTCCAATGCTCTTTTAACGTATTGCCTTTGCCATGTGCATCAGCCAAGTATCTATAAAATTTATGTTTGTCTGCGTTAAACTCCGACTCTGTCACTCTCTGTAGTTTAAAAAGAGAATCTATCATCGATAGATTCTTGTGATCCGCATAACTAAATACTTCTTTACGACCAACCAATCTGCTTTTACAGTACGAGTGTATTGTACAGATATTATATTTCATCGCTTTTTTTGTGACACCCTGCATCTCTGGTAGTTTAAGTATCTCATCTCTTATCTCATCAGCTGCAACATTTGTGTGTGATAGTATTATTATCCTGCTGTAAGAATATTTTTTTAACAACTCTGTATATTTCTGTGTGATAAACATAGAGGTCTTACCTGTACCTGGTGGTCCTGATATAAATTTAGGCTGTTTCATCTGTTATCTCCTGGTACTCACCCTCTACAATTAAATCTTCTTTTTCTATCTTTTGATTTATCATTTGCCATGACACACATGATTTACCGTTAAATTTTCCGTGTTTCTTTTTTGCTTTCAATATGTTCTGACATTTTATAACAAGATCAACACGTGCAAGATTTATTCTTTGTCTATGTAAATAGTCTTCAAACTTATCTAGATTAAATTCTAAAATATTTCTTTCCATGTTGTAATAAGGCAATCCAAAGTTTGCTAACTCTTTTTTGTTTGTGTAGGCTTTTTGCTCTGCGATATAGTTTGTAAAATTTTTTACAAATCTTAAATCTTCTTCTGCTTCTTCTACATAGTTATTTGATTTCTCTCTTGCCTCATACTTTCTACGCATGATCTCTTCAAAGTCTGCAGCTTTCATCTCTGGTATCCATACAGATGCTCTACTGATTACAGCATCATAAAATAATTTTTTGTTTCTAAGTGTTGGTCCGTCGACCGTGATTGTCTTTTCAACAGCCTCGCCCTGCACCACAGCGTTTATCTTTACAAAATATCTATCACTGCCATACTCTATTATCTGTCCGATAGATTGTTTTGCCTCTTCGCTTGTTGCTTCTTGTACACCTATCCAACTAAATAGTGTTGCAATTGTTTTTGTAGAGCACCCGATAATCTCTGCAAGTTTTGGCATACCAAATTTTCTGTTTGCTTTTTTATGTGTAGTCCCTTTTTTCTTTCTCTTCTCACACTCTTCGTCTTTTGCCGCTATCGCAATCTTGTAAACAAAATCATCTATGTCATCCACGTTCCACTCTGTATGTTTTAACAATACACCTGCCATCGCAGTACAATAATCATCTCTTTGTCCGGACCCTGCATAAGTGATACACAATGCTGCTGACAAAGCTATCTTACCTAGATCAACTTTTATATTACCTGGATACTCGTCTATACCATCATACTTGACCCATTTTACAATCTCGTTTGTTGTATGATATTTTGTTTCTGGAACTAACGTGTATTTATTTGCTCCATGTCTTATCTCACACAGTGTTGCACCGTGTTGATATCCTTTGTAATAATTTTCTAATTCTTTTGGTAGTGCAAATTTTTTATAGTCTGATGTGCCAGACCAAAGATAATGACTTGATGGATTATTTCTTCTACCAAATATAGCACCACATGATTTGATGTGATCACTTGTAAATCTTTTAACGACAGGATTATCAATATCAAAATCTATGTATTGATCTAATCTGAGTCCTATCTGTTTTGTTGCGTGTTCTATTCTCCATTCTTCTTTCGTAATCTTAAAATCCGGATCGGACCATT